ACTTACGGGTTAAAAGATGCAGATTTAGAATTATTAATTTATTTAGATTGTAAAGGAAGATTTACACGAAACGATTTTATCAACGGAGTTTACACATACTCATGGGATAAAGCAAGGTGGGACAGATTAAGAAACGAAGGTTGGATAGATGTATGGAGACACAGAAATAGAACAACTATAATGTACTCTGTATTTAAAACCTCGTGGAAATGCTCTCAAATGATAAGTAGGATATATAGAATCTTACTAGGTGAGGAAGACTTACCCACTTCAGAACGAAGTGTATTTTATAAAAACAAATCATATACAGATAAAGTTTACAACAAAGCTATAGACGATATGATTAAAGATAAAACAAGATAATATGCCAAGTAAATACGGATTTGGAAACACAAGAAAAAAATCACCTTATAAATTAGGTAAAGCAACATATGGTATGGATCAAAAAAGACCTATAGTTGGAATGATGGAGCAAGAAAGCCCTATGATGAAAAAAGAAACACTTCCGGGGATAAATACTGAATTAGATGCTAAAAAATCTCCAGCGAAAGCAGGGCAAACAGCTGGACAGATTGTTAGAAGAGAAAAACTTTTAGTATAACACATGGGATTTAAACTAGGGTCAGAAAGAGGTAACTATGCCGTAGGGGGTGAAATCAAAACAAAAATGCGTTTTGGTAAACAAACTGGTGGCGATGGTTCTGTACCTGGTACACCTATACTTAGAGTACCGCTAGACGAGGGTATTATGGGTGAAGCCAATATGGATGGAACTATATACGTTAATCAAAATATAATACCAGGTAGCCAAGAGGATAAACAAGTTATAAACCATGAGATGAGGCATGCTACAGATATGCGACTTGGTAAACTAGCTTATGATGATGACAGTGTTACTTATAACGGTGAAAAGTTCCCAAGAATGGATATTAATGGAGTAGATTCTATATTAGTTGATGGTGAGTGGAAAGAAGCTGGAGATACTGGTTTTCCTTGGGAAGATGACGCTAACAACGGAACAGAAGCAGTAGTGTAATATGTGGAGCTTATTTAAAGATAAAAATGAAATAAACGAAAAGAACGTAGTGGGCTTTGCGTCTTTTGTAGTAATGTGTTTATTTGCTGTTGCTGATTTATTAACTAGTATACTAGCGGATAAAGATTTAATTATAAACGAAGTTGTTTATAATTCATTTGTATGGGTAACATTAGGATGCTTTGGCATCAGTTCGTTTGAAAAAGTAAAAAGAAAATAATATGTTAGGTAACTTATTATCAGGCGGCGCTGCAGATCTTGTTAAAGGAGTAGGTGGAGTTATAGATGACTTGCATACTTCTGAAGAAGAAAGAATGGCTGCCGAGCAAAAAATAAAAGAATTAATTGCTGACTACGAGGTTGAGATGGAAAAAAACATCACAAGCAGATGGGAGGCAGATTTAAAATCAGATTCTTGGCTTAGCAAGAACGTTAGACCAATGGTCTTAATATTTTTAATAGTATGCACCATGCTATTAATATTTATTGATGCTGGTGCAATAAAATTTAACGTAAAAGATTCTTATATAGATCTTTTGCAATTAGTATTAATAACCGTGATCGGTGCTTATTTTGGTGGTCGATCATTTGAAAAAGTAAAAAAATAAAATTATGGCAATAAGTAAATATTTTACAGTAACAGTAAAACCTACAATAACAGCTAGTTTACAGGCTGGTGGTACAGTTGGAGGGGGTGACATTCTTTATGATTGGACGTCATTTGATATGCCGAAAGGCGCGGCTAATTTAGTAGGTGTAACAGCTTTGGTTAGAGGGACTAACGGGGCTAGGCAAGAGGCTGGTATAGATTTATACTTTGCAAAAGATGTTAGTGGAATAGCGCCTGGATCACTAGGAACTTTAAGTGCAACTGCAGATGGTTCTAAGTATCAAAATCATTTAATTGGTGCCGCTCATATAGATGCGGCTGATTATAAAGATAGTTTAGACATAATGGCTGTGGCAAGTACTGGTCATGGTGCTCAAGGAAATCAAATTCCAGCTATGGTTTTAGAAGGAGATCCTAATACAGGTACAAACGTTGGATATGATAGAATATATTTAGCCGCAATAGCTAAAGGCGCGCTAGATTTTAGATCAACAGTTCAGTGTGACGGTATACAGGCTACTTCCCAAGCTGTACTAACTGTCAAAACTACTTCCGCTTTAATTAATTTTGCGGCAGGGGATGTTTTGCACGATGAAGACGATAGATTAATGGGTACCGTTTTAACTGTTGATAGCGCAACGCAAATGACAATGTCAGCAAATTTAGCTAACGCTACGGTTAACAATAAAGATTTATACAACTTAACACCAGTAACATTCATACTATCATTTGAAAGATAAACAAATTAAATTAAATTAACTTAAATTAAATAAAAATGGCAACAACGAAAGTAAAAGGAACAAGTAAAAAAATTAAAGAACTTAAAGGTATTAAACCTGAAAAAATAACTGACGAGCAGTTAGAACAAGTTCAGAAACTTATTAACGATATTAACAGGTCTCAAATGGAGCTTGGACAAATGGAAACTAAAAAACACGCAATACTGCATCACGTGTCTATGTTGCAAGAAGGTGTTGGCGAGTTAAGAGAAACATTTGAAAAAGATTATGGAACATCTGATATTGATATTCAATCTGGTACTATAAACTATCCAAAAGAAAATGGCGAAGTTAATAAGGAAGATTAGTGTAGGTAAAGATTATAAGAATGACGCTATGCACTATGCCGTAGGGCAAGAAGTGTATGGTGGTCATACTATTTGTGATATAATAGAGGAAGATGATAAGTACTCTGTTTATATTAAAAAGAATAAAGATGTGTTGCCCTGGAAAGACTTCAATAAGAACATGGCTGTATCTGTAGAATATAATCTAGAATACTAATGAAAAGCGTTTACAACTTTGTTGTAACGCCAAAAGGAGAAAGATATAACAACAAGAAAAAAGTTGGTGATTCAGAGTTAATATTAAATACTGATATTTATAGACACGAATTTACCAATAGAGAGGCGGTTGTTATTTCCACTCCAGTGATTGGTGATACAAATATACAAAAAGGAGATACTGTTTTAGTGCATCATAATGTTTTTAGAAGATGGACAAATGTTAAAGGTGTCGAGAAAAATAGTAGAAGTTTTTTTAATGAATTTACTTATTTCATAAACCACGATCAAATCTTTTTATATAAAAGAGATAAAGAGTGGATAGCTCCAAAAGGTTATTGCTTTGTAAAACCTTTGAAAGCAATAGATCAATTTAATATTGAATCTGAAAAACCACTACAAGGTATTGTTAAATATTCAGACGGTACAGTGGAGGTTAATGACTTGGTTGGATTTAGACCAAGTAGTGAATACGAGTTTGTCGTTGATGGCGAAAGACTATATCGAGTTTTATCTAATTTTATTACAATCAAATATGAATATCAAGGAAACGAAGAAGAATATAATCCAAGCTGGGCATAGGGCTGTTGAAGAACTGATTAAGGTAGCAAAAGAAGCTATCGTAGATTCAGACGATGATATATCAGCAGATAGACTAAAAAACGCCGCAGCTACTAAAAAACTAGCTATATTTGACGCATTTGAAATACTTAACAGAATACAAGAAGAAGAAAACTTGCTTGAGGGAAAAGCACCTGAAGAGAGAAAGGAAACGACTTTTAAAGGATTCGCAGAAGGTAGATCTAAATAATGTACGAGCAAAGTTTAGTTAAAACTGTCGAGCCAATTAAGAAAACTACAATCAGTAGGCTTAATAAAGGTAAGAAGTGGAAATATGGATACGATAAAGAACATGATGTAATTGTGTTATCTCACAGCGGACAAATAGGTGAAATTATAGAAATACAAAATTTAGTTATAGCGCTACCAAAAGCTCCAAAAGAAATATATAAGCATGCCAAGAATAAATGGGTAAGATTCGAGCAACCTAAAGAACTCTCTCGTTTAAAAAATATATTTGATTGGAGGGGTTATCCGGAAGACGAAAAAGAAAAATGGTACGATTATATAGACCAAGAGTTCAAACGACGAGAAGAAGGTTTTTGGTTTATGAACAATGGTAATCCAACCTGGATAACTGGTACGCACTATATGTATTTACAATGGAGTAAGATTGATGTGGGCGCGCCTGATTTTAGAGAAGCAAATAGATTGTTCTTTATATTCTGGGAAGCATGTAAAGCAGATAAAAGATGTTATGGTATGTGCTACCTAAAGAACAGAAGATCAGGGTTTTCGTTCATGTCATCTGCAGAAACAGTTAATTTAGCCACTATTTCAAGTGATAGTAGATATGGTATACTTTCTAAAACCGGTGCTGATGCTAAAAAAATGTTTACAGACAAAGTCGTTCCTATATCGATTAATTATCCATTCTTTTTTAAACCTGTCCAAGATGGTATGGATCGTCCTAAATCAGAACTTGCTTATAGAGTACCTGCTAGTAAGTTTACGAGAAAGAAGATTACAGCTAATGAAAGGCTGGAAGACATACAAGGATTAGATACGACTATTGATTGGAAAAACACGGGTGACAATAGCTATGATGGTGAAAAACTAGCATTATTAGTACATGATGAAAGTGGTAAATGGGAAAGACCTGATAATATATTAAACAACTGGCGGGTTACAAAAACCTGTTTAAGATTAGGTAGTAGAATAGTTGGTAAGTGCATGATGGGTTCAACATCAAATGCTTTAGACAAAGGGGGTGATAACTTTAAAAAATTATATAATGCATCAGATGTCACTAAAAGAAATAGAAACGGTCAAACAAAATCTGGTTTATACTCTCTGTTTATCCCAATGGAGTGGAACTACGAGGGATTTATTGATGAGTACGGAGTTCCAGTTTTCACTACTCCTGATATCGACGTGCTCGCCCCAGACGGTGAATTAATTGATGTAGGCGTAATAGATAACTGGCAAAATGAAGTAGACGGCTTAAAAGACGATCAAGATGCTTTAAATGAATTTTACCGTCAGTTTCCAAGAACTACAGAACACGCGTTTAGAGATGAGACTAAAAATTCTATTTTTAATCTAGTTAAAATATACGAACAGATAGATTACAACGAAGAGATGTCTAGAACCTTAGGAATTACTCAAGGTAATTTTCAGTGGGTAAACGGCATTAAAGATTCACAAGTGATATTCTATCCAGACCCAAAAGGTAGATTTAAAGTTAGCTGGGTTCCACCTCAGCAATTACAGAATAGAGTGGTACTTAAAAACGGTATAAAATATCCTGGTAATGAACACATGGGGGCATTTGGTTGTGACTCGTATGATATATCAGGGACTGTAGATGGAGAAGGTTCTAAAGGAGCATTACACGGCTTAACCAGGTTTAGTATGGAGGACGCTCCTGCGAATAGCTTTTTTTTAGAATACTTATCAAGACCACCTACAGCTGAAATATTCTTTGAAGATGTATTGATGGCATTGGTGTTTTACGGTATGCCAATACTCGCAGAGAACAACAAACCTAGACTTTTATATTATTTAAGACGTAGAGGTTATAGAGGTTTTAGTATGAATAGACCTGATAAAGTTTGGAACAAATTATCTACAGCAGAAAAAGAAGTAGGTGGTATACCAAACTCAAGCGAAGATATAAAACAAGCTCATGCTGCAGCTATTGAAATGTATATTCAAGATCATGTAGGCATAAAGCAAGATGGTAGTTTTGGTGATTTGTATTTTAACGAATTATTAAATGATTGGGCTAAATTTGATATAAATAAAAGAACTAAGTTTGATGCTACTATAAGTAGTGGTTTAGCTATAATGGCAAACAATAGGCATTTGTATAGTCCAAATCCAAAAGTTGAAAAACCAAAAATAAATATAAATATTTCCAGATATAATAACACTGGAACTAATTCACAAATAATAAAGTAAATATGGCATATTCTGGTAAAAATTATTTTCCAAGCCAAGCGGTTAGCGATGCTGAAAAGTTAAGTTACGATTATGGTTTAAAAGTTGCTAAAGCTATAGAAACAGAGTGGTTCAATAATGATAATAGTTATAACAGATATTTAAACAATAAAAATGATTTTCATACGTTAAGACTATACGCAAGAGGAGAGCAGTCAATACAAAAGTATAAGGATGAGTTATCTATAAACGGTGATTTGTCCTATTTAAATTTAGACTGGAAGCCAGTACCTATTATATCTAAGTTTGTAGATATAGTTGTTAAT